TCTGAGTACCTCAAGGGTGCCGAGACTTTACAGACTAGAGAAGCGGAGCTACTCAAGAACAAGAAGCTACCTATAGAGCAGTACAGTCCAGATAGAGATGCCGGAGTTGTGTATCTCCATTCGGACGAGAACCCCTTTGGTGGTTACGAACGTATAGCGAAAGACCTTCGAGGTCGCCCAGAGGAGGAGATTATGGTTCGTGCTTACGGTATGCCCGTGAAGTCAATGACAAGTCTGCTACCATTATTTAACACAGAAGTAAATGTATTATCCGAAGTACCCAATAAATACGGAAGAAGATTTCCAGACATCACTGATAAGTCCAACTATAGTTGTTATCAAGTGGTCGACCCAGCCGGAGCTAGAAACTATGTTGCAATCTGGGCTGGAGTTGATAGAGATAATAACGTCTTTATTAGACGAGAGTTCCCCGACCGTGATTCATACGGAGAGTGGGCAATTTTTGGCGATCCAAAGTGGAGATTCGGACCAGCCGCGAAAAAGGTGGGGTACAACGTAGAGGGATACGTAGAGCTCTTCAAGGAAATAGAGGACGAGTTAGGGATAGAGGTAACGGAGAGAATCGGGGACTCCAGATACTTTGCTAGAGAGAATGAGAACAATGATGATTTGTTCACAGCCTTCTATGACTTTGGTATGAACTTCATTCCCAGTGACGGACGTACAGAGGAGTTAGGGATCACAGCTTTGGACGAGTGGTTCAGTTACAACCCTAACGTACCAATAGATGAAGCCAATAAGCCTATGTGTTATATACACAAGGACTGCGGCAACTTGATAGATTCTTTAATTAATTACAACTCTAACGGAAAGATGGACGAACCCCTCAAGGACTTCTTTGATGTTATACGTTACTTACGTATGGCTAATTCCGGCGATGGTCCCGACCACATTGACGCTAGAGATTATCAAACTATAACATACACAAAAGGAGGCTACTAAAATGCCAAAGAAGAAATTAACAGCACTAGCAGAAGAATACGGCATACCTTTCGAGGAAGCCCTAGATTTAGTTTTCAAAGAACTAGAGGAAGATATGGTTACCGGAAGAGGTAAGAACACTTGGATCAACGATGACGGACAGAGAGTTCTAGATGAGTTCATCTCTATGCCAGTCCTTTACAGAGGACCGGTGTTAAGTGAAGCCCCGAACCCTAGTTACATTATGGTTTACGTAAAGGAACTATCTAAGAAAGTTCCAGTAAAGATACCACTAAGATACAAGGGATCATTCTCAAAGGGGAAGGTTGTATACCTCGAAGCTGACAACAGCACAGACAACCCCAAGTACAACTGGGTGAAGACACCTCAGAGGACTTACTAAGTTGATACATATGATATTATATTAAATAAACTATGCAAAGTGACTCAATTTCAGAAGCCCTTACTTATGTAGGGAAAGAGCCCGATATTAAAACTTTACGCTACGCCTATGACGAAACCGTTATAGAACTAGAAGCGTATTTCGATCTGTGCCGTACAAGCTACGATGACAGACGTAATTGGTGGGCTGGTAAAAGCCGTGACCACAGAAAGCACGGGTCGGACGCATTCCCTTGGGAAGGTGCTGCTGATATGGAGGCACATACTATCGATGAAAGGATTACTCGTCTTGTATCTCTGTTTATGTCTTCTCTTAATCGTTCTAATGTAAGAGCGTTTCCGGTTGAGAGTACAGACATTCCAAGAAGTAAAGTAGTATCTAGTTTTTTGAAGTGGATGGTATCAAGTGGATACATTCCTAGATTTAAGAAAGAGATGGAACTCGGAGCTAATTATTTATTAGAGCGAGGTATCTTGATTACTTACGTAGGCTGGCACAGAGAGGACCGTAGATTCTTACAGCGTTTAGACCTTAATCAGATTGCTGAGATTGCCCCAGAGGTTGTTGAGCTAATTGAAGGCGGCGAGAACGATGACGAGTTAGTAGCTTTGTTGGAAGCAACATTTCCGGGAGTCACTAAGAAAAGAGCTAAGAAAGCTCTTAAGGATTTACGTAAAACTGGCGAAGCGGAGTTACCGATAGTTCGCAGACAAGTTGATGCCCCAGAAGTAAAGACACTTGCCCCGGACGGAGACTTCTTCTTCCCTCCGTACGTTACGGACCCACAAAGAGCACCGTACTGTTTTTGGAAAACTTATTACACAGCTCAAGAGCTAGAGAATAAAGTAATCACGGACGGATGGGATGCTGACTTCGTAGAAACAATGATAGATAAATATCGTGGAGTAAACATTGATAGCATCGAGAGAGAACAAGAAGGACGTAGAAGTACATCCTTAACTGACAACGCTTATGAAGCAAATGAGTTAATTGAAATCGTATACGGATACCAACGCTTGATAGACCCCGAAGATGGTTCCGAAGGTATTTATTGTACTGTCTTCCACAAGGAATACAGCGAAGGCTACGCTAAGTTCGAGCTCTTGAACGGCTACGAAGATTATCCAGTAGTAGTGACTAAACTTTCTGAAGATAGTAAGAGGCTCTATGATACTCAAACTATACCAGACATCCTTCGCGGAATACAGAATCAAGTTAAGGTTGAGCGGGATTCACGTATTGATAGAAACAGTCTAGCGACTCTACCTCCGATTCTGCACCCAGTTGGTCAAGCACCAACAGATTGGGGTCCCGGAAGGATGATACCTTACCGCAGAAAGGGAGACTTGGATTTTGCTCCGACTCCTCCATCTCCAGTGGGTTCCATTGAAATAGAAAAAACAATGGAAGCTCAAGCGGATAGATTATGTGGATTGGATGAAACATCTCAGATCTCACAAGTTCGTAAACAATTTTTAGTGGATAAGTTCCTTCAGCACTCCGCCGAGGTTTTACAGATGTGTTATAAATGCTTCCAGCGGTTTGGACCGGACTCAGTTTTCTTTAGAGTTACCGGATCGCCAGACCCAGTAGTTTTCAACAAAGGCAACCCCGATGAGAACTACGACATAATGATTTCATACGATGTCCTCAATTCGGATCCAGAGACTCAAGAAAAGAAACTTCAACAAATGGTTGCTCTCACGCAACTGGACCGCAGTGGTCGTATTAACATTGATAACTTGCTTGATGCAGCTGCTAACAGTATTGATCCGGTACTTGCGGATCGTGTGCTACAACCTACAGAAGCAGCTCAAGAACAAGTTGTAAAACAAGTAACAGATGACCTCGCTAAAATCTTTGCTGGTATCGAAATGCCGGCACGTCCTAACGGTGCTCAAATTGCTCTTACTGTTATTCAGCAGTACGCTTCTCAGCCAGATGTTGCTGAAAGACTTCAATCAGATGAAGCCTTTGCTGCGAGACTTGAGAAGTACGCTGGGCAGTACACCTTCCAAATGCAACAAGCACAGAACGCCCAAATCGGAAGAGTTGGTACAGAGCCAGCACAAATGGGAGATATTCAAACACAAGGAATGTAATATTATGGCTGATAATTTATCCGCACAAGGCTACGTAGCTAGAGCTGTAGCAAAAAATAAAGGTGCTGAAGAAGTAGCACAAATGATAGGAGTCAACGAAGGTGTAAGACCAAAAGCTTACAAGGATTCATTAGGCAATATGTCCATTGGAATCGGTTTCAACCTAGAGGACAAAACTAATCAACCCATCTTGGATTCGTTGGGACTCGACAGAGATGAACTAAAGTCCGGCAAAAGAGAACTAACGGACAGAGAACTATCTACTTTGTATAGTTATTCATTATCTAGAGCAATCGAGGATTTAAAAAAGTTCGATCCCGATATTAAAAGCCGTCCCAAAAATGTACAGATGGCATTAATTGATATGTCCTACAATTTAGGGTACAGTAAATTAAGTACATTCAAAAAGATGAAAGCCGCTTTAGAGAAGAATGATTACGGTACAGCAGCGGATGAAATGGTTGATTCCAAGTGGTACAAACAAGTTAAGACTAGAGGACCACGTACTGTAGCACTTATGCGTTCAGCAGCTAAATAATTTATGAGCTTAGAAACGGACTTACAATCACTCAGCAATCACGAGCACTTTGCTCGATTCCTACAAGTAATCTCTGACCTCCGGGAGGAAACAATAGAAGAATTACATAACGCAAGTAACGAACAAATACAACAAATATCTGGGCGTATACTTACTTACGATCAGATATTACAGATGTGTGACTGGCGTAATTTAAAGACAAAATTTTCTGACAGAATTTAACTTGATGTATAAGTTATAATATAATCATCGCCATCGCTCGGCGTTAAGGAGTGCAAACATTATGTCAAACGAAATCACAGAGGGAGTCGCTGAACCCTCAACCGAAACAACAGCGTCACAGTCAAATATGTCAGCAGCGGATTTTGTAAACCGCCGCTTGGGGCAACTAACTGAGGAAACTCAAGAAGTGGCTCCACCAGTTGAAGCAACAGATGAAGTAACAGAAGAA